CTGCTATCTTCACTTCGTTGCTCATTAGGATACCAAGTATCATACATGAATATGTAGTAAATTGTCAAAGAGACTGCAACTAAAAGAATAGCAATCATTATATTAACTGAATGTACTACATCATGCATATGCTTGTGCTGCTAACCAGACTGATAAACTTAAAGAGGTTCCCATGATGGTGAGTCGGCTCATCCACCACATTATTTCGTGCTTCATTCTAATGTCCCATAGGGATTCCCGAAGAGAGGAAATCAGATATTTTCTGCACCTCTTCGGTCACACAATAATCAATAAAAGAAGGATGCTCCTTTAACGCAGGAACATCCTCTTTGGAATTTTGTATTGCTTCATATGAATTTTCTGCGTATTCACAGATTTCATGATGCTTATGTTGATTATCGTGATAGCCAACTGTGTAATGTCTCTGTTGAGTCAGGGGCATGATTCTTCAATCCCATACTGACAATATTTATAGCATACTTGGGTAATTTTGCCTAGTTCAATGTGGACTCCCTGACTGAGTGTTAGTTCCACAACCTAGTTAATTGACGTATATCAGATGAACCATAAAGTGCCTTACAAGTTTGCTCTGCATCTTCTCTTAAATTAGAAGGGCAAATAAATTCAACTTTAGTTAATCTATTTGAGTTAAGTAAAATCTGTGCTGACCATTTAGTTTCTTTCATAAGTCCATAACCTTCTCTTCATAGAAAATATAACCACTATAATCAACCATTATATTCCACCAGGATCCCTCTACATCCTCTCTGTATGCTTCTAAAATAGATTCAGCACCATTATTAGTAGTCCATTCACGAACCCACCATTGTTCCACGTCATCCCATTGATAACCTTTCTCCATTAATTGTGTTTCTTCTAGCATTTTTATGATACCTTGCTACCGTATACACTTGCTTCTGCAGAGTCAGGATGATCTTTGCACCATTGAACATAACTGAATCCAGAATCTGGTGGGTATATGTATTGTCCATTTTCATCAAACCTACCCGACTTATCTGCTATCCTCGACTCCTTTGATGGGTATGTAGGATAAGGTCTCTTTCCTTCCCTCATCTCCCTACCCTTTCTCTTTCTCATTTCATTACCAGTTTCACTATCACCCATAGTAGGCCATGAAGTACCAAGGATCTCTTTGATCATCTCCTTGGTATAACCGTTAGGATGACTCACAGTAATATAGCACCAATAACAAACCCCTTAACAAAGGTAATACAAAGCATTTGATAATCAGTCAAGTTAAACTTGTCCTGTATCTTCTTCGCCATTTCTTTATCCCACTCTTTAACATGATATAAAGCATGTACAACGGGATTCATTTTACCATGATCGTCGCAAGACATTGGTTTATCTCCTTATAGTTTGAATGTTTCGTTTGATTTATCATCAGTGCTAATCTTGATGGGTGCTTGCTCAATTCTAATTGTTTGAGTAGGACCAGTTTGTGATGCTTTTTCGATTAACATCTCAAGATCTTTTTTACTGATGCCACCACCACCATTACCATTTACAGCATTGCCATTTTTATCCATCTTCATAGTACCGTCACCCTTCTTAGAAGCAGTTTGAATTCCAAAGCTAGCTAAAACTCCTGTAAAAACTGAAGCTATAAATGTCGGATCTATTTTCTGTTGTGGTACACCTGGTATGGCAACATAATTAAGAGTCAATATTCCACCGCTCCAGGCAAGAACAGTAATGCGAACAAATGTACTAATGATTGCTGCTTGTTCTTCAGCGTCTGGTATAATAGCAGACTTTACTTTACCAAAAAATCCTTTCTTCTTTTCTTCTTCAGGATGTTCTTCTTCAAGAACCTCTTCTTTAATTTCCTCTGCCATTCTAATAAAGCAACTAGCTTATTTAGAAAGTAGGAGATTCAACAGGTAACGAAGCTTGTCCTGCTGGTGATGCAAGATCAGGAGCACCTATAGGAAGATCTCCACCTAATGATCCACCAAGACCACCAAGTGCCTTTTCTTTTATATCTTCTATTATGGCTTCCCTATTAAGGTAAACGTACCCACTAACCCCAACAACGGTAACAGATACAACAGTAGACGCAAGAGCAAGTACATTGATTATTTTTTGCATTTTTTATTTTATATGAGTGAGTTATTTATTATAGTATGCTTTGTAATATGCGACAACCCCATCGCTTCTTTTATATTTTTTACACCAATCATCGGCACATTCATAAATGGATTGATTAGAATATTTTCCGTCCCCAAATTTTTTAAATAAAATCATTAAGACATTTTGCCTTAATTTTAATTGATCTTCTGTAAGAGTTTGATTCATGTCAATCATCCATCATGTAAGCCATCATAGTCATAAACATAGTAGTTGTCATTACAACACCAACAACTACCATGAATACCATTTGATATATTTCTGTAAAGTTTATCATTACGTATTGTATGCTAGATTAGGTCCATAGATAACCATTGCAGCTATCAGACCTAGAAAGAAAGTTTGTAACAAAGTTTTCATTAGATTAAACCTAGTGAACCTGCTGTGAAACCTACTCCACAGAAGAAAGCAAATTCCAAAATGCCATGTGCTGACGGTGGAATTTCTAATAGTTTTGATTTTAAACGAGTCATTTTAGCTTGTGCTCCTCAGCTATGAATTTTAATTTAAAACAAACGATAAACCGTTTGTGTATGCAGTGAATGCTACTGCTGCTACAAAGATTAATTGATACATGCTTTTAAAATTAAAATAAGTACTCCGATCATCGCTAGACGACCATTCCATTTCTCAGCAAATCTCCAATAGTGATGAGAGTAATCAATCATGCTCCTGATGGTGCGTATGCTGGAACCATTTCCTCTGAACGGATTCTGATTCCCTTACCACCCTCATCGTCATCATCGTCATCAACACCACGTAGAAACAATTCTAACCCTACTAGCAGTGCCATTGGATAAAATATCCAAAGAACTGCTTTCCATATGGGAAATGTATCTACTGCGGTCTGAAATTCGCTCATTTATTTGAATATGCTGATATGTTACGAGTAATTATTTAGTTATGTAAAGTTTTGAACTAGGTAATTGTACCGACCAGAGATGCTGCTGTAGCAGACACGGCAAGCCAAGGTAAGTTTATTACCATGAGTAGTTTTACCAGAGTAGATCTCTTGATCGTGAACAATGTACAAGTCATTATACAAAACCTGGTATAATTTGTCCAGATAGTGAATATGAAACGATGAGTGCTCCACATCCAACGATGGCTGCTATGCCATTCCATTTCTCAGCGATAGAAAAATCTACCTTGTCTTCTGTTTGTGTTTTTGTTTGCTTTGTCATTAGATGATACCAGGAATAAGGTTGCCAGTTGTTGCGTATGATGCACAGAGGACGATGAATCCAATCATTGCTGCTCTGCCGTTTGCCTTTAAAAAGATTTGTTTGTTGTTCATTAGAAAATACCTGGAATGATTTGTCCTGTTGTTGCATAAGCACCGAATGCGGCTACGA